ATATGATGGATTTTATCGTGAATGTAGAAGTATAGTAATTGATATAGTAAATGACAAAATAGTTTTGTGTCCATTTGCTAAATTCTTTAATATTAATGAGCTTGAAGAAACAAGTTTGGAGAATATACAAAGTAGAGTTGACAATGCAAAAATAGTTGAATTTTCAAATAAGTTGGACGGTTCTATGCAATCAGCTACTTGGTATAATGGTCAAATTATAATGGCAGGCAGTCAATCTATTAATCCAAATATTTCATGGAGATTACAAGATGGTTATAAGATGATATATCAGTTACCTGGTTATGAACGGATGTTACGAGAATATCCCAATATCACTTTTGTTTTTGAATACATTTCATTGAAAGATACACATGTCGTTAAATACACAAAAGAGCAAGAAGGATTATATCTTATCGGCATGAGAAGTAATTTGACCGGCGAAGAATATTCATATGAATCAATTCTCAAATTCGCAAAATTATACAATATTCCAACAACAGAAATCTTCAACAAGACCTTGGATGATATTATGACCGAATTAGACGATAAGTCATCTGATGAAGCGGAAGGTTTTGTAATCAACATTGACGGTTATAAGGTTAAATTAAAATACAATGATTATGTGCATATTCATAAAGTATTATCTAAGTTATCGTCTATCAATTTAGTGATTTCTTCTATCGCTAACAGCTGTTATGATGATTTGCTATCGAAATTACCAAAGGCTTATCATGAAAATGTTAAGAAGATAGCAACCGTTGTTATGAAGTATATTACTGAGACCACAAAAAATATAAAACAATACTATGATGCTGCTCCCAAAACCAATAAGAAAGATTTTATGATATATGTTTCAGAAAATGTTCCTAAGGAGTATCAAGTATATTGTAGAGAATTATATTATGGTCATGATATCAATGTTTTAAAAAGTGGCAACAAAAAGTCACCTCGATATAAAAAATTAAAGGAAATGGGAGTAGACGATTATTCTATGCTCTTCAAGGAGGAATTGAAGGATGTTTAAACAAGAAGTGCAAAATCAAATTCAACAACATTACGACAAACTTATATCGTTAGGCTACAATGTTGTTGGTGTATTTTTATACGGTTCACAAAATTATGAATTGGATTACTCTGGTTCAGATGTCGATTCAAAAGCAATAATTCTTCCTACATTAAACGATATTGTGTTTAATCGTCAACCGGTAAGTACGACACTTGATATGGGGAATGGTTGCTTATGTGATGTGAAAGATATTCGTAAAATGTTTGAGTGTTTTAAGAAACAAAATATTAACTTTGTTGAACTTTTGTTTACTCAATATTATATTTTAAATCCAATTTATGAAGAACTATTCGCACCTATGTTTGATAATGCCGAAAAAATTGCAAGGTACAACAATTACGCAAGTGTTAATTGCATGTGCGGAATGGCATTTGAAAAGTACAAAGCTCTTACATATCCGTATCCAAGTATCGTAGATAAGATTGAGAAATATGGTTGTGACCCCAAACAATTACATCATATTTTACGTTTGAAAGACTTTATCGAAAGATATTGTAATGGCGAAAGTTATCGTACTATTCTAATCCCTAAAAATAAGGATATGTTACTCGATATTAAATCTAATTATCATTATGAATTAGAATATTCAAAAAATTTAGCAAAAGAAACGTGTGAGTGGATTAAACAATATAAACAAGAGTATATGGAGAATAATCCATTGGAGATTAATACTGAAGCAAAAGATGTTATGGAAAAGGTGATGACAAACTTAATTACATTCAGTATAAAAAATGAGGTGTGTAGGAATGAGTAAACCAAAACTATATGTTATGTGTGGTCTGTCTGGAAGCGGTAAATCTACTATTGCAAAACAGATTGCAAATGATAATCCTGATACAGTTATTATATCAACTGATATGATACGAGAACAATTAACCGGCGAAATCGGAGACCAATCTCAGAATGATGAAGTCTTTGAACTTTTTCATACACTAATCCGAAAGCGTTTGGAGAATAAATACAATGTGATAGCTGACGCAACAAATATTACAATGAAATCTCGCCGAGCAATTCTAAATAAAGTTAATGGATTAGACATAG